AGATGTTACACCCGGTGTAGCCGAAGGTATCAACCAGCGAGAACCACATGTAGTAATCGTTGATCTGGTAAACGTTGTTGATGACGATGTCCGTTAGGTTCGGGGTGGCGTAATTCTGATTGCCGAACTGTGGAACAAACGACGGGCTGTTGTTATACCAGAGATAGACTCCGCTGATATCCACATCAGTAACTTGCGGTGTAAAGCTGTACTGGAATCCGCCGTTGAATCCTACGAAACCAGAGGCCTGCGGTGGTTTGGGCGGTGGATTATTCATCTTCAAACGCCCGCCGGTAGCGATATTTCCATAGGCATCCATCGTGTCCACGTAAAGGTCGAATCCGCGCCGAGCTGGGCCACCGAGGCCAGTGTAGAGAAAGCCTGCTGGGAAAGCATAGCTGGAGTTGTCGCGGCCAGAAATGATCACTGTCGGGCTCAGGTAGTTGGAGGTACCGTCAAATCCGCTAACACGAATCCGATAGCCAGTTACCAGATCATAGGCCGGGCTACTGAACCCATCGCTATTCTTTTGGAAGTTCCACCCAAGCGTTGGATTTTGACCAACGAATCCGGTGTAAGCGCCGTTACTGGAAAATAGATAGTCGTCAAAATTCTCAGTGATAAAAACACCAGACAGTGGTGGGGTGCGGCCAAAAGGATTGGTCGCCGGGACCGTGTAGCTCGCATTGATATACGAAGAGATTTCTCCACCCAGACTTACAGCGGCCACATTGAACTCATAAGTGCCTACCTCGGCGGCCCAAGTCGTAAAGTTTGATGGCGTGACGTATTGATCTGTTGATGAGGTCGCGTAGGCGCGGCCAGATACGACGTATTGCGAGAAATTCCTACCCTTGTCTGGCGTGTCGGTCCACGTCACATAGAGATTCTGATAGAACGTATTGTCAGCTAGCGCGCCAGTCTGATAAGCAATATTTAGCGCGCTTGGCGGACGAATAGAGGTCGAATCTCCGTTATTGGGCGGATCATCAACGATAGTGTAGCCCGTAGAGATCAGGAAGTTGACCCCGGTGCTCGCCTGAAGACCCAAGACCTCAATTTTGCCCGGCTCGATCTCGGAGGTGGCCAAGCACGTGTAGAAAGAGGCGGTGTTGAAAATTCCAGTGTAGCCGCTCGCTGACAGAGTCCATGGACTGCCAATGTAAATACCAGAGTCAAACTGGCCCGCCATTCCAAGGCGCGTGTAGGTTCCGGGGGTGTCAATGACACGATACGTTTCAATCTGCGTCTGACGAATTGAGCTGATCTGGTTTGATCCTGTGACCGTCATTGGATCGGCCACGGCCTTTGGCGTGATTGCCGTGAGGGTGTATGTGACGCCAGCTTCTAGGGTCACCGGACGGTCCAGATCAACGAAACTGCGACCCGTGCTAAACCCTGCGATTCTTCCGCCTTGGCTCCTGTTGTTTCTGAAATTGTCGTAGACAGCGAAATTATCACCCGGCCTCAGATAAAGCCCTTCAAGAGAGGTCTGGAACGTGACCGTTTCGGTCAATAGACGCTCAGTTTGCAGGGCCCAAGTGCCAAGGCGATAAGCCTGACCGGGAGAAGAGCAGGCAAAGGCAGTGATATCCTTTTGGACATAGCCATATCTCTGAATGCCCTCTACGTCCTCGATGTACTGGATGGCCTCGCGAAACCCATTGTTTGGGTCGCGCCATTTGACCATTGCAACGGTTGACCTAGTGTTCTTAGCCGTGTCCGAGTATGAGAATGATCCATTTACGACGTTTGCATTTGTGAAATCGTATACAGGATATTTCGTATCAGCTGATTGGCTCAGCTGGATTGTTCCATTGGCATAATACATCATGCCACGGAACGTGGAAGCGAGATTCAGAAGAACCGAATACGCTTGATCCGGCTGTTGAATAGCCACGTTGCATGTGAAGCGTGGCTCCAGTCCGCCATCTCCATCATCGACCATTTCATCGCAGTATTGAGCGATTTGGTAGAGCGTCCATTTGTCTATCGACGCCGCCGAGATGTAGTCTCCAAGGCCATGGACGGGGTCCGTGACCATGTCGTAGAAGACCCATGCGGGATTATCGGTCCAAACGCCAGTGCGGAAATCGCCGGTCCAGATCGTTGGGTAGGACGCTGGGATGATGGTTGGAGTGATATCAGTGGAAAAGACTGTGAGTGGGACTGGCGACGCGGTCGCGGTCGCGTCCTCGCTAATGGTAAAGGACGGTTCGATCACCGCGCGATTTACAGACGTTATGTAGGTATTGGCCGGAATACCCACTCCGGTAACTTTCATTCCATACTCTACGCCCGTTGTGAAATACGCCAGATTATTTGGCTCCACGCCAACCTGCTTGTTCCCAGCTATCAGGTTGCCGCCTATCGCAAACGTATTATATCCATAGTTATATTTTGTCGGAGTATAACCATTTGGGACGCTCAAAAGCATACCCATTATATCGTATGACCGATTGGGAATAGAAGAGAACTGATTCGATGCAATGCTAATCGCCGACATGGCGCTATTCGGATAGGCGTACCCGTTCGCGGAGACCACCGAGATCGAATCCACAAAGATTGCATTCTGCGTGCGAGTTGACTGGATATCCTCGGAAACGCGGCGGACTCTGATTCTCCATGAATAGCGGGATGACGGCGGAGTCGTCTTGGGCAACACGTAGGTCACCGTTTGAAGATATGCCGTTGTGCATTTTCCATTGATTACGCTTACAGCATTGGCAGATGGGCCATCAGTAGGCGATTGTGCGACATAGGCCCCGTTGTTCAAGGAAATGTCTACCGCATAGGACAGCTCAAACCCGTTCGTGTTGCCGTTGTTGTCCTGCGTGTATAGCGCAGGCACCCGGACTGTCATGCGGATGGAATCGGCGTCGGGATACGTGTCGGTGCTAATCGTGGTGACTACCGTTTTGTACGGGCCAGCACCAATGGGAGGATTAGAAATTAGGGTGTTGGACTGAAGGGGGATGGCGACCTCAACCTTCTGAAAACCGCTAATGCCACTTTGGGACGCCGATCCCAGCATGTAGTCATAGAAAAACCCAGCGCCCGACACATTGTAATTGTATGACCCATCCACATTCCTGATGGGCACATCGTCAAAATAGATCGACATCAGCGGGTCCATGGGCAACGACGGATTCTTCTGCGCAAAGCCCGAGATTGGCCCTTCACACAGAAGGTCCAAGACTTTCAGCGTGCTATCCGAAAGCAGGGTGTTCGGGGATTCTTGATTGACTGGTGCGGCCATGGTTACTTAGTCTGCTACTATTCGTGGACACCCTGCTGGTCAGGGTTCAGATCAAATGGAATGGGTATATACTGATAGCCGCCGCCCGGAAGCGCTTTTCTTTCATAGCGAATTACGCCTGCGCCGACTTGTATGCTTTGATCCTTATTGTCGAAGGAGATTGAGACTGGCATTGGGGTTACCAAGGCGCGGCCATACACTAGACCAACAGCGCCTCCTTGGCTTATTGCCGATGCGTTGCCACCAAACAGATTTGAGCCTCTGGAGTCGCCCTCGGCGTTATTATTGAAGTTGGGTGTGGGGGTTAGCATCTGGGTAATGCCGCCAAGAACGAGAGAGGCGCTAATGCCCACAAGGGCAGTTCCAACTATGCCAAGTCCGCCACCCGCAGAGGCCATGGCCCACCCGCCAGCCGCGAATCCTCCCGTTAGCGCAATTGAGGCGATAATGGCGATCCCAAGCAGGATTTTTGCGCCGCCACTGTTTCGCCCTTTAGCTACCGGCATGAGGTAAATATTAGCATTCCCACTGCGGTTGTGCAGCTCGCTCTTCTCAATCAGCGCGTCTTTCTTCCCAACTCCAAGGCGATAGAATTTCTTCGCGCCCTCCTTAGACAAATATGCCCTCAGCTTCCCTCTCAGATTCACATCAATCGCGCGAATCGCCTCAGCGGGCGAGCTGACTTTGAGGGTCCATTTCTTGCCAAATAACTGGCCAAGTTTACCCCCGAGATGAATTGTGGTGAGTCCTTCCATTGTAATTGGTTCCTTTCCGCCTTGCTGACTTTAGGAGTTACACGTATTTTGGGCCGATTTCACCAAAGATTTGTGGCGAAACACAGAGATTAGGCGGGAGAACCAGCGTTCCGTCAGGGGCTCCCAGCGTGATAGACCGTTGATTGGGTGATGGAGGAATCGATTGCCACTACCAACAATCCCAAAGTGCTGGGGCATCGCCCTGTCCGTTTTGAACACTAGAAGATCATCAATCTGCACATTTTCTACAGGGATCAGCGCAAAACCCTCTTTCTCATAAGAATGTGCGATAACACCGGCCTCTTCATGAGACATGGACTCATCGCGGTCGTAGTCCCCCAAATAAATCCCATGAGTCGCCCTGAAGTAATTGCGCACCAGCCCATAGCAGTCATCAAAACCCACACACCAAGGCCGCGCTAGAAAGGTCGATTCACTAGACTTTGGGATGTATTCGTGCCAAGAATCCGTGGCAGTGTCATACAAGTAGAAGGGTATCATCATTTCCTCTGCGCACTCCAGATCGGCTGGGGAGAACCCGGGCGACATAACAGGGTGAGAGTGAAAAACTGCCAGCCCGTGACCAAGCCCCTCGGCGAGAATCATATCGTCCATGGAAATCTCAAACTCCTCCTTGGGGTTCTCCGCTACATTTTTGCATGGAAGAATGGCGGGATTTCCAATCCAGTCTCGATAAATGAGCGCGCAGACCTCATTCTCGGGGTCTAGCCGCGCCAAATCGATGAGCTGTTTTTTAATGCCGGTATGCACAGATCAGGTTGTAATCCAATCGGCTCGGGCAGTCCCCGGAAAGGCGGCGATTCTTAGGGATCTGCCCGGGAATCTCAAGGTGCATCCAGAGCATGTCTTTGGGCAGGCATCTGCGACCCATGCACCGGGATTTCCAACCGGGCTGACTCCCACTGTTCCGTTATTCCGACAAACGTAGTAGATTTTGATACCAGACAATTGAGGGAGAGACGAATAGACGAATACCGCATTGCCTTTCGCGTAAGTGGTTGCGGCATTGTAGGCTCCTTGATCGGTTACCGTCATTCCGTAATAGCTCGCAAAAGTTCGATTTGCACTGTCGGCGACTGGAAGACCGGCATACCCGCATGTGCGCGTATCTCTGTATTTCCACGGGGCAGCGCACACATTGGAGATAATTTGCCGTCGTGGCAATTTGACATTCTGCAACTCCAAAGGGCTGGACAGCTCCCACTGTACATACTCCTGATTCTCAGACACCTTGCGATTAACCACCCACGGCTCATCAGGGTACGCCGCCGTAGGGTCTGGGCTATATGGAGAGATCGATCCCGGAAAATTGACCGCATCAATGAACCTTGCAAAAACCCTACGGCGAGTCAGTAGCGCGCCAGTCAAATCATCGTTTTGCAGGAGAAGCGCCGATATAAACCCATTGATGTTTGAAGCCGTAAGCTTTGGACGCGGAAGCGTGCCTTTTCCATCGTAAGCAGATTCGGTCATTTCGATAGGGAATGGCGTATAGGTGATCCCATTGAAAACGATGGGTTTCAAATTCCCGTTTGTGGCTGAACAGAAATAGAAGATTGAGGACATCCCAATGTTGGTTCCATTGAGAATAAACAGGTCCAACAGCGCAGAAGGTGCGAATTTTGTCTGTTCTGCGAGAACTGTTTGTGGTGTATTGGCCATGGTGTTTAGAGGTCAAACACGCGGTTGAGAGTGACGCTGTATGACACAAGCCCAAATGAGTCTGATGTGTAGCTGATGGTTGGGGCTACATATTTCGCATTAGGATTTGTCGCCAAACTAGAGACTGGAAAAAGAACCTCGAAGGCATAGGCTCCCGCCATGTTCTGAATGAAATTCGTCGCCGCCCGAACCTCCTTGTTTCGTCGGGAGGTGTAGACAAAATTGTAATTCTGGTTGTATGAATTTATGCCATTCGGTGATCTTTGAGAGTATCCGTCTCCGAGTTGAGCCGTGATCGTATTGTTGTTCACGTCAGACTTTGTCTGATAGGCGGGAATAAACGCGAATCCTGTGGTCCAGCTGGGATTCAGTCGCCCGGAAATCGCGCCAATCGTGGCGGCGGTAATGCCCTGCGGCCAGCCGGGACTCGTGTAGGAGACAAATCCCTGCCCAGCATCCGTGATCATTCCCGTGTAGTTCAGCGAGCTGTTAAACAGCCCGGTCACATAAATGATTGAGCCGGGATAGAACGTGGGGTTGGAGCCTTGGGTGAAGTTGAGAGTCGCTGTGTCATCGGTGCGTGACCAGCCCGTGACTGGGATGTTGAAACGACCGGTCGGGGTCACGCCCACATTTCCATCTCTCAGACTGTAGTAATACGTCAGGTCTGTGGCCCTCACGCCATCGCCCTGCACCACATCCCACTTGCTGAATGTCACGCTCGCGTTATACGGAGGAAAGTAGTATTGGGAAGGCATGGCAGTCGGGCTAAGGTTTAGATGATTACTGTTTTATGAGATTTGTCAAGCTAAATCCAAAGATTGAAACTCATTCTCATCGCCCCTGAACAAAACGGTTCTTCTGCGCGAAGAATCCATCAGAGCGAGACTGATTCACGAGTTCCTGCTGCACAATCCCTTGAACCTGTTTTTGGAGCTTCATCGCAAAGTCTGGGCCGAAGCCGCCTTGGCCATCTTTCTTGTCAGAAGATGCGGACGCTGAAGAGGTTCCGTTGTTATTGATCTCGATCTTCACGTTGACATTGGACGAGCCGCCGCCACCGCTGGAGCTGGTCATGGGCTTTGCCATTTCCACAGAACCGCCGCCATCAACCATTCCACCGTCTGCAAAAAGACGAGGGGCTTGAAAGTCTACTCCGCCGCCGCCAGTAACCATGCCGCCGCCAGCAAAAAGACGAGGGGGCTGCAAATTCATTCCGCCGCCGCTGGTGACCATGCCGCCAGCCGCAAAAAGGCGAGGTGATTGGAAATTTGCTTCTTCGCCGCTAGAAACTGTGCCGCCATTCGCGAAAAGACGGGGAGATTGGAAGTCGGTTTTTCCACCGCTGGAAACCATACCACCGTTTGCGAAAAGACGAGGCGATTGGAAATTCATTTTTCCAGCATTGGAAACTATGCCTCCATCCGCAAAAAGACGCGGAGACTGGAGATCCATCTTTTCAGAAGCGGTGGCCATGCCGCCGTTTGAGAAAAGGCGAGGAGACTGGAAGTCTACTTTACCACCATTCGCAAAAAGACGCGGAGACTGAAAGTCCACATTCTCTCTATTCGCGAAAGCAATGGAGGGTCGTGGGTCAACCTTTTCGTTAGTGACGAAGGCAAGAGGAGATTGAAAAGCAGGTTTTCCGCTATTGGTCAAAACGCGTGGAGACTGGAAGCCTGTTTTTCCAGCGTCTGCAAAAATACGCGGAGACTGAGGAGCCACTTTCCCGCCATTCTCAAAAAGAGCCGGAGATTCAAAATCGACCATCCCACCATTCGCGTACATTCTGCGGGTGGGCGGGAGCACATAGCCCATTTGATTGGAGCCACCATTGGGATTCGCGCTGAGCCAAGGAAAAAGGCCAGAGGGCGGGGTCATTCCGCGCTGTTCCGTCTCAAGTCTCACGCGATTAGCGCTGATCTCTGTCGCGTTCATCGGCGTGAACTTCGGATCTTTTGGAGCCAGCATGGAGGAAACTCCGCCGAGCAGAGCGGATGCCCCAAGGCCCAACGCGGCCTTTTGCCACATGGGCATAGCTGTTTTTTGAGCCAAAGACGCAGCTGACATGGTGGCCGGGTCCATGTTTCTCACAAAGTCTGAACCCATACCCACGCCCGGGTTCACGTTGGCCTGAAGAGTCGGGCCGCTAGCGGCTGAAGGGCCGAATTGAAATGCGCCAGCCCCAGCATCCGCCTTAAAAAGGCTGCCCGTCTGAGAATAGTTCTGGGCCAGCCCGCCGCCGATTCCACCGATAATAGCTCCTGCGATTGCGCCCTTTTTGCCGCCAGTTGCGTAGCCGAGAGCCCCGCCCATGACCGCACCCATGAGAAGGCCGCCAAAGAATCGGTGTTGGACTTTCCCGTTGACCAGAGAATCGAGGTAGTCAGGTCCCAGTTTGCCTACGGCAGATTTCTTGATGATGAAGGAGCCCGGGGCAAGGCGCGCCGGGACATCGTCTTTAACGCCCGAGCCGCCACGGACCATGCCGCCGTCAGCGTATTTATTCAGGCGGTGAAGGGTGTCGTACCCAATGGACTTCGCGGCTTTCGGCCCAATGTAGTATTCTCCGCCGGTAAGCATCGCGGGGACTTTGCCGCCCATAGCGAAGGGGATAGGGCCGCCGTTAGCGCGGCCAACCGCTGGAGAGGACCCGCCGAACATGGAGCCGAGGATGCCCTGAATGGCTTGGCTCGCGAACATGCGCGAAGCGTCACCAAGGACAGACACCGCGAAGGAGCGGAAAGCATCCTTGCCGGATTTTGCGCCCGTCACAAAGTCACCAAAAGCACCGGACAGATTGGAGGATAGGGACTGTCCGAGGTTCGCGCCGAGGTCGGAGAGATCAGCGAAATCCCTCTTCATTTTTGCGAAAACGGACCCAAAGCCAACCTTTAGACTTTCCATCGAATTGCCTTGCAGGCCTTCCTCTTGGGCTCTCGCAAGACGCTTGCCTGAGATGCTTGAGCCAGACTCAAATTGCCCCACGATTTTCTCAGCGTTCCTCAGTCGCTCAAGCCGCAGGTCGCCCTCTGAGATTCCATTTGAGCGGAACTTTTCTTCAAGGGCCAAATTCTTCCCATTAATCTTCAGTTTGTTAATGGATTCCTCTTCGTCTCCGCGCCTCTTCGCAATGTCAAGAAGGACACGATTGGTCTCAATTGCGTCTTTAAGCGCCTTGTTTTCCGTCGCAACTCCGACGGTTATTTTTTCTTGATTCTGGGTTATTAGCCCCATCATTCTTTCTTTCTCTGCGAGAATAGTCGTTTGCTCAAGCAGTAAATCTCTGACTTTTTCCTCATCATTCTCGCCTCTGGCGGTTCTGAGGCTCGACTCATTGTCCAGTTGTCTGCGCTCGATTGTTCCAAAATTCAACCGTCTTTGCAGTTTCGCGCGTTCTTCTTTGCCGGGCTCATATGAAAGGGAGGCGTTTTCACGCCCCTGTTTCTTGAGGAGATCGGACATCGCACCAATGGATACGTCTGCATCATATCTGTCTTGCGATATATTTCCAGCTTGAAATTCTTTGTTGAGATTAGCGATTCGTCGCTGCGTGTTCAGGGCTTCCGTTATGTCTGGGACATCCCGGCGCTCCAAAGAGCGATTAAAAAGTTCTTCTGCGTTTGCCGCGTTTTTTCCATACTCAGACGCACCGCCAGCTCGTGTTCCTTTAAATCTGTAGTCTTTCTCTAAAGCGCTTGTGTTTTCATCGGTCGCGCGGTTCTGCTCTTCAAGAGATTTGTTTAGACTCTCTTGAGCGCGAACGGCCTCTTGAAGAGCTTTTTTAAACTCGTCCGAGAGCCCGCCAACACCAGCAAGCCCGCTCTTTTTAATCCCCTCAGGTGAAGAAAGGTCCGAGATAAGTCTTTGAAGGTCTCCAGTCCCAGAGATTCCTTTGATTCTCGCAATGGCCTCGGGACTTTCTCCGCCCTTGGCTTTTACCATGCTCAATAGCCTGCTCTGCGTATCTGCAATCTGCGAAGAACTCTCCGTTTTGTATTGAAGCTGTGATGCCTGTTTCGCGTAATAAGACTCAAGCCCAATTTTATTTAGATCGGTTAAACCCGGTGCGGAAAATGCAATTTGCTTCTGAACTCCAAGAATCGACTGATTTGCGCCACCTGTAATTTTCTGAAACTCGCTAGACTGGCGATATTTCTCAGAAAGCTCCGCAATTCCCTTCATGCGCAGAACCTCTTCATTGCTTGTCTTGTCGCTAAGAGCAGCAGCTTTTTTCGTTTGTATCGCAGAATTGATACCGGAAAGGACACCTCTTTGATAAACACCGCCAGACTGAAGATCTTTGCTGCCGACGGTCGCGCCAATTCCGCCCAGAAGAGGACCGATAACTGGGATCATCGAAGCCATTGTCGAGTATTTTGAAAGACTCTCGTTAGGAAGCGTTTCTTTTATTTGACCTTCGGAAACGCCAGCATCTTTGAGGATCTGCTTGATAAACTGAGGGTCTTTGAGAATCTGTTCGCGATATTCATTCAGCTTTTCTGGAGTCTGTTTGGATAAAAATGGCGAAAGTCCAGCACCAATCGTTTTGCGAGCCTTGAGCGTGTCTTTGAAATCTGCTCCAAATATTGATGTTCCTTCGTCCAAGCCGCTACGCACTGAACTCATGGCGTCCCCAGCAATAGAGACGGAAGCTTGTCTGTCCATTATCTCTTCTAGGGCAGCATCTCGCTCAGCTTTTGTTCCTGATATTCCAAGACGTGTTTTTGGATTGTATACGCTGCTTAGAGCTGTGTTCAGGCGTTTTTGAGCCATGAATATCTGTCTTTCGCTACCGCCCTCAGACTTGAGTCTGACAATTTCCTCTGTGATTCGACTTGCTTGGCTGGCATTTTCAAACTCGCGGCGGATCTTATCATTCGCGTCATTGATCTCTTTGGCCAAATCTTCAAAAGACTTTGTGAGCTTGCCTAGCGCGCCCGAGATTAGGCCGATGGCTCCGCCAGCACCCACGCCAATTGCAGTGCCAATTGGTCCGCCAAAACTCCCAATTCCCGCACCAGCTCCCGCCATGGTTAGCATGCTTGTCGCGCCCCCAATGGCCATACCGGAACGCGTCCCACCTCGCTGATCAGGCTCGGAGAATAGGGATGGAAGAGCGCCGCCAGCAAAAGACAAACCCATGGAAGTCCCGAGAGAGGCGACTAGGGGGTTAGCCTTTAAGAATTCTCCAACTTTGCCGGAGCGGCCCGTAGCCGGAGTTGCCCCGCTGGATGGAGCGCCCATCGCTATCATCTCGGTGATTTGTTTGTTCACCATCCCGTAAATCTGCGCTCTTGCTGCTGGGTTCTTTAGAGCGCCAGCAATATCGCCGCCGAACCCGAGAGACTGGGCCGCCTGCCCTTTGAGCTGTTCGGTAATTGCGTTTTGTTGCTGTTTGGTCAGACTCGTGAATTTGTCTCCAGAGCCAAGTCTTTGATTGGCAAGGTTCAGATTTGCCTGCCTCGTGATCTCTCCTTGAGAGGCTTTTTTCTCAAATCCCAAAATAGCGTTTTGTTGCGCGAGATTCTTCTCGAACTCCACGTTCAGAGGGATAGTCCGCTTGATGATTCTATTGATCTCCTTGCGATTATCCGTTTCTTTCATCAGCTGGGCGATGGCCTCGTTATAGGCCGTATTCATCCCCTTTCCTGATTTCAGGAGATCTTGAACGGTGCCGCTAAACTGTTCCTCAAGGGTTTGACCGCCCGCTAGCCCGCGAGACGCGTTAAGGTTGCCTTGAAGCCTGTTGTAATCGACCCCCTGAGGACCAACAATGTTTTGATAGGCCAGTTTTCGAGCGCCTTGGCTGGCCGAGCGTCTACCAGCTTCCGTTCCTTGCATCCAAGGCATTGGAATTGAAGAGGAATAGCTGAGGTCTTGAAGTCTCAGGTCTTTGAAGTCTCTCTTAAAATACTCCTCGGGATAGGTGCGCTCAAGATAAGGCGCAGTATATTTTGGAGGTGATGGAGGCTTTACAGCCCCGGGCCGCCTTAGAAGCTGAGCGTCGTAATCTGCGCCGCTGCCCGCGCTAGCCGCGCGAGACGCGAGAAATGCAGCCATCGTTTCTGGAGAGGCTTCGTAACCAGAAAACTTAGCTGCTTTTGCCTGCGCTTTGTGAGAAATGGAGAGTAAGGCCTCTTTGGCATTCTCCATGTTAATAGCTTCTGCTTTTCGCAGCATATCATTCACTATTTCTTGCTTCCCAAGATCTTGAACGGCTTTCTTCGCCAGTTTTTGCCCTTCTTTTCCATAGCCGTGTTGCGCCTCATAAGCATTGAATGCCTCATCAATAGCTTCAGCTCTTTTTTTATCTGCTTTTTCTTGCGCTTTCGCGAGCTTTTCTCTGGAAATATCCTGTTTTTCTGCATCCTTTTTCTCGTTTGCAAAAAGATTTGCCAATACACGAGACTTCTCCTTTTGCATCGTCTCCATCTGCTCTGACGTGGGCGCAGCTGGACCATGCTGGATCGGCACGCCAGCGCCGCCAAGCGCCTGATTCGCCAAGAATGTGGGTGGAACATTTGGACCGTAAGAAGCAGCTTTCCCAAGAGGCGCAACCATCAGGTTTGCATTGAACGTGTCCAGAACCTTTTTGATATTTCCCGGGAGCTGGGCTCCAATGTTCTCAAACGTCTTTACGTATTGGCCAAGTCCCTCGCCGGATGCGCCACCTGAAAACCCGGCGTTAGATGACGCGTATGGTCGCTTGGGGTCTATTCCAAACGGATAGCTTGTTTCCTTTTGGTTTCCAGCCCCAAGGTTCTTGTAGTAGTCTGAACTGCCCCATTCGGGAGGCAGATCATAGGGGTTTTTACCCTCCGCCATATTGGGAATATACCCTCCAGCCGCAATCGGTGTGGACCCCTTCGGGAGACCAAACTTGCTCGCCATGTCCTTCGTGTAAATCGCTTTGCCCGCCGGAGTCGGTACAATGAACTCGCTCGTGTTCGCGACAATGCCCATTTGGCCGCCGCCTCGGGCGAAGTTCGGGAGGTAGACTGGAGACGCACTCTTGTCAGCCCCGCCGACCCCAGATTGGATCGCTTTGGACTCCATGCTGATGGGGTCATAGCCGCTGGCAGCAGACATGCGAGTTAGAGAGCCGGGCTGTCCACGCGCCCAACCCCACGTGCGGCCTTGAAGCTGGGGAATGGTGACACCAAGAATTTTCGCCGCCTCTTGGTATTCTGAGGATAGCTTGTTGTAGAATCCGTAGCCCTTTTTGCTCTGATCAAACAAAAGTCTTTTCTGTTTTGCCGATACAACTTCGGAATCATATTCAGATAGAGCCGCGCCGCCATTCCGCACGTAGATGGCCCAGCTATCCATAACGGCAGGAGTTCCTGTCTTGCTCTTGAAGGAAAGCCCCCTTTTCTTGGGGTTGGGGTTATCGAATCCTGAAAAATTATCTTCAAGCAATAGCGATGGTGCAAAATTGTGAGTCTTAGCGCCGCCGCCGAGAAGTCTTTCCATTTCTCCTCGCGAGGACGCCTCGAAAATTTTGAGGGCTTTCTGTGCATTCTCTTCGGTTATTCCCTTGGTTCTTCCACCGCCCGCCAAAAGGCTTTTCAGTGTTGCCCGCGCATCTCCATCTTGAGCATTTGCGGATAGCGCGGCTAGTCCATAGGCTACCTGCTCAACGGATTTGCCCGACTGGGCGGCAAGGCCTTTGATCTCTTTGTTTACAATTGGATAGTAGTTGGTCGCTCTGTCCGCCTGATTGAAGCGAACTGAGTCGCCTGTCGAAAACGAGCTGCGGTAAGCGTCAATGATATTCTGAACGTATTTGTTGGGCGCTCCTCCCGGCAGATAGCCACCAGCCGCGATTGGCGTTGAGCCCGGCGGCAACCCTCTCTTCTGAATCATCGCGGGGTTGTAAATCGCAGACCCATTTGGGGTCTTGACCATGTATTCTGAGGTGTTCGCGACGATTGGCCCGATCTTTCCGCCTCCAAAGGCGAAGTTCGGAATCATCACGGGTCTAGCATTAGGACTCGCGCCACCTACGCCTGCGCGAATCGCGGATGATTCTGCCGAGAATGGATCATAACCGTTTGCCGCGCGAGGTGTCTTTCTGAGGTTGACTACAGCTCCAGCCAGCGCGCTGGTATCAGTCTGAAACCCACTCTGCAATCTAGCTGTCCGAGAGAGAATCCCCTCAACCACAGCCGCGCGCTCGGCCAGCGTGCCCATGCTCATGATTTGGCGCTTGAGAGCGTCATCTCCCGAGTTGTAGAGCGAGACGATCTGCTGCTGGGTCTCGGCCTGAACTTTCCCGACACCCCTGAGGTCTAGCGCCGCCGCAAAGTCCTTTTGGAGGTTCTGTGCGGTCTTGCTAGCGATATTCCCGAGAACAGCAAGAACTGCTGGCCCAAGCCCGAAGACAAGGGCGCTACCGAATCCCTTGATGACGCCCGCCGCCAGCTTTTCGCCCGCGCTATTTGTTTCGGATTCTCCAGCATTGGCAAAGGCTTGAACTACGGTGCTTCCCGTGAATCCGCTGAGGAGTCCTTTGGCCGCGTTGCCGATGCCCAGATCACCGATCTTGGACCCAACCTGTTGATAGGTCGTTTGGGCCTGTTGTGCGAGGGCGGCCAGAGACTTATTGAGCGCTTCATTGCGCTTGATCGCCTCGTCTGCCGCATTCTCGGAGGTTTTGGCCGCACGCTCTGCAACTGAACTTGACCCCTTGGACACATCTGCCAAGAGAGCCTTGAGAATATTGATCTGATAAACGCCGCCGACCAGCTCAGCCGCCTGCTTCTTGACCGAGCCACCCAGTTTGTCGTAGACGTTTGCGAAGTTCTGGAGGAGTCCAATAGCAGGCAGGACCTTTCCCTGAGTATCTGTAACGGCCACGCCGAGCGCTTCAAACGCCTCAATCGTGTCCTTGCGCTCAATGCGCGTGAAGATGGTCTTGAGAGAATTTCCGATAACGGCACCACCGCGCGCCGTGGTCTGCTGAGCAGACGTAATGAGACCGATGAGCTGGTTAAATGACACGCCCGCGTCACTTGCCGCCGCACCAGCACGAGCCAAGCCTTGCGCGAGATCCTTGGATGAAACCGCGAATTGAGCGTCAACCGTGGCTAGCTTGTTGACAATCTGGGTAGAGTCCAAAGCCGACTTCTGAAACCCGTTGATCGCTGCCGTGAGTGTTGAAACCGCCTCTTCTGCGCCCAGCGATGCCAAGCGTGTCAAAACCATGGCATCCCGCGTCCGTTTCAACACTTCTTCAGCGCCAAGACCCTGACGTGAAAACTCCTTGGCTGCCTCAGCGGTCTTCTCGAAAGACTGGCTAGTCTCTCTAGCTACATTGAATAGCCCGCGCGAGAACTGTTCGAGGTTCTTCGTGGAGAGCCGGAACACCGAGTTGATGTCCGTCAATGCTTTTTCCACTGCGACCGTAGACGTGATAATGTCCTTGAATACCCGAATGCTCGTAGAGAGCACTGCAAAGGATGCGCCCAGAGTGATCACACGTTGATTGGCTCGGTCCAGCTCAGAGCTGAAATCCCGCACATTTCGTCCGCCAGCGGCAAACGGAGTGTTGAACTTCATATTCTTCTCAATGCGCGAGAAGCTCTGCTGGAGTTTAGACTCGGCGTCCGAACTCAGCTGTGCGCCAACATTGAGAATGACATCGTTTGTGCCTGCCATGGTAATGTGATAGACCTAGCCTTTAGACTGTGACTCCGACCCTTGAGTGTTCATTGAGCATAGGGATTTACACGGAAACTAAGCCGATTTCTTTGTCTATCTTGCATTTTTTGCCGCCCAGTCCATAAAGGACCCGCCATTCTTCATGATGTCTGCAACCACATTCTGATTCTGCTTCAGTCCAAGCACCTTAGCATCTTCTTTCTTGGCCCCTACTACAACGGCCCCTTCCTCATATGCGCCCTGTTTCTGCATCTCCTCTTTGCCGCGCGACGCAGCCGTAGCGTAATCCGTGAGAAGATCCGGGTCTTCCATGACAGACTTGGGGAACTTGGAGGTGTCGTTATTTTGATAGATGTTCAAGAAGTGACGACCATAGGACAGAAGCTTGACCTGCATAAACGTCATTTGGCAGATGGGACGGCCAAAGAATTGAGATATATTTTCACCAGTAAGCGCGAAATACTCTTGAAAAAATCCTTGCATGGCCAGCTTTCTAACGTTCTGCGGGGAGCAGCCGTCCATGGCGAGATTGTAGTCGGCAATCAAATGATTCATCTCTGCGTCTGTCATGTACTGAAATTCTCCATCTGAAAACAAAGACTTCTCTAATGTCTTGTCGCGGAATAGATTGGAGAAGATAAAATGATCGTTCACCTCACGGTCTGCATATGACTCACAGGTTAATCCCATCAGCGCGGCCTTCTCTCTCAGCTTGTCATTCTGGATCTTTTCCTGCTCTTTCAACTGCTCGTTGTACCTTTTGACGAGCGACGGCATGTTCATGTTCTTTTTCTTTCCGTCCATAATCCCGTCTATCATCATTTGGCAGTCTCGAATCTCTTTGTCTTTTACATCCGACCAGATGCCCTGTTCTTTCATCTGAACTATTCTCTGCTCGTTGGTCAATGCGCCCTCGCTCTTTGCAGTCGCAATAAAATCCTCTCGGACAGAATCAAAGGAGATTTGGTCCGCGTAGGATAGGTGCTTGACATATCCGGGGCGCGAAAGAAAAACGCCGTGAGTATAACCCACGGCGATGTCGCGAAAAGCTTTTCGGAGATGGTCCAAAGACGGCCTTTAGACCGTAGGTTCAGCGACCGAAGGATCTTTGGCGCTTTCTGGGGCGACTTCTTCTGTAGTCTTTTTTCCCTTGCTTGCCTCCAGCTGTTTGGCAAGCTCCTCTTCCATAGCTTTGAACTGTTCGGGCTTATCCAGACCCATATTGAACATCTGGACATACGTGGCGATTTTGTCCACCGCAAGAGTGAAGAACGCATCGTCGCTCTCCTCCAGCTTCCACATAAATTCCTCTTTGGCGTCAAACGTGTCGCCTTTGAAATATGGTGCCCATTTGCCAGCCTCGTCAATGAGGATCAGGTGATAGATGAACCAGTTGTTCAGCGAAGACTGCGCCTTGGCCTCGGCTGTATGGTTGAAAACCGCTTCGTTGGAAGAGTTGATATCAGACATTTCCGTTCGGACGGCCACCAGCTCGCCGCGAATCTTGGATTTCACCTCTTCGGGCTCGGAAAGGCAGCGTACAAGATCGGATTCAAGCTGCGCGTGCTTCTCGGCGAGCTTGGCGGCTTGAACGCGCTCCTTCTGAGACAGAACGCCTCCGGTCAGATCAAGGTGCTTGTTGACCAGAATTGAGCGTGGGAGAAAGCCCATTGTGACATACTTATTGAACTCTTTTCCGTAGTGAAGCTCGGCGGCGCGCAGCTCACGGCGAGTGGGTGCCTTGATGGCCATTTTAGTGGCAATGTCCTTCTGAACTGGGCGCGTCACTTGGACGGTCTGTCCATTGATGACCTCGGGGCCGGTCTCATCAACCGTTTTCTTTTGGGCGATGGTCCATTCGTGGAGAATTTTAGTGGTGTTGGTCGTGTCGTTGCTCATGGTGTGGTGTGGTGTGGTGTGATCCTGTCCTTGGCGGTATCGTTGTTGGTTGTATCTCTGCCGTTCCTTGTCTCTAAATTGTAGTGTTATCGACTGTTCAGCCGCAGCCCGTCGATCATGTCGTGGATTTCTCGAATTGAGTCATTGCCCGTTTCCAGAACCTGTCTGCGAATCGCAGCAAAGCGCGCCTCTCCGAAGTGATCTGCCAGATAGACTGACGCGCGATGTTCGGGCGGGAGGGCATCGATGAGTTTGCCCATGGCTTCGTCATGTTCGTCGGCGACCTGTTCGAGGAGGTCTAGATAAGTCTTGAAAACACGGGTGATAGCTAAACGAGTCTTAGCTTTTAGCAGATCCGCGTTGGACGGCACGCTGAATGATTGGGCGTGGGGCACGGTCCCCGCTGGGTCGCTAGGCGCGCAATGTGGTGAATCCATGTTCCGTTCCTGTGTAATAGGTTGATCTGCCGTTCCTGTCTTCACCGGGTGACCGGTTGGACAATAGGGATTACACGGAAAAGAGAGGAAGTTATACTGTAAAAACGAAAAACCCGAGATTTCTCTCGGGTTAATCTTGACCGGGCAAAAAGCCGGATTTTAGGAGGTTGTGTAACTTCCGGAGAACGTGATGCCGTCGAGACTCGTCGCGCCAGCGAGCTGGCTCGTCATCGAGATGTCAACAGAGCTATCAGATCCGATAGAGTTGCTGAACGCGATGTTGGCCACCTTGGCGTTGTTAAACCCAAGGATAATACCCGCGAGACCCGTGCTGTTGCAGCTCGGCTGACGGAGCGTGACCGTCAGATCATAGTTTTGATCATTGCAGTAGAGCTGATCAAACGAATTCGGAGCAACTTCAGTCTGAAGAGCGCGAATCTGGAGATTGGCGTTGACAGGGAAATTGATTTCACGGCTGTAACCGAACGGCGAACCAAGAGCGTTGAGCACCTCGCGGCTAATCGGAACGGAAAGGGCGAGAGACTGAATCTGCACGCTGTTCTGACCGCTGAGAGGGACGAGGAAACCGGCGGCGGATGGGAAGCTCAGAGAGATGTCGCCGGGGCGCAGAGCAAACACGTTGTTCGATCCAGATTGAACGCGGCCCTGAGGAAGCTGGAAGTTCCAAGCTGAAATGCGCTGGGAGTTCTGGGGGTTTACCGCCGGAGTCTGGAGGCCGCTTGAACCGGTATAGGTCGCGACATTCAGCGCGTCAACCGAGATGCTAGTGGTGGCTACTTGACCAACAGCCGCATTGAACGTGTAGTTCGAGACGAAACCGTTGCCGACCGCATAGACATCGCGAGCATTGGGATTTGTCACCGCATCGTCATCGATACCCTGCTGGGAGACCGAGAGGAAATAGTTCTTGGAGTCAGAGGCTTTCGTGAGAATACCCGAAAGGAACGAGTTGCCATTGGTGTTGAAGCCAAGCATCTGCTCGTTGTAGCCGTCCGTCGCGTTCCATGTCAGGTCCATCGAGATCGTCGGCGGGCTGATGATGATCTGATCTACGCGGGCCAATTGGCCGAAGACGTTGATGTCGTTACGGTTGATGCCAACATTCAGAGAAGCAGACTGGATATTCGCCAGTTCCGCAATCAGGTTGTTGCCAGTATTGGAGGGCAGGTTTGTGCCCTGAATTACAAACATAGCACCTGTGGCAGTCGAGCCGGAAAGTGCGGCAGGTCCAACGTAGGCGTTAAGATTCTGAAAAATCAGGCGTGTTCTGGGAGAGGTTCCGGGCATGGTAGTGAAATGTGACTAGGTTGAGGTGAAAGATCGATTGAGAGGTTTATCTCAATGGGTTTACACGAGTTTCCCCGTGATTTATACTTTTTTCTTGACCTTTCCAAAAACCAACTTGACTGCCTTACGTAATCGAAAGAAGAGAACCGTCTGTCGTGTCCGACGGATTGATCGGAAGAGGAAGAGAGAACGAGAATGAGCAGGTCGAAAACCCACCAACTTGACCGTCCAAGCTTTGACTATCCAAATATGGGTTCACCATAGTGTAGGTCGTCGGACCAGCTGACGAGCAGGAGGAGAGAAGGGTCAAATATACGTTTCCGTAAGTGGGATCGCCACAGGAATATTGGGAAAGCCCCGTCATGCTGTTATTGACACCTTCAAAATAGCCTTGGACTTGCAGGGTCGCGGTAGCCTCGGTCATCGGGCGATCCACTGGGAACGGCGTGCCGCCGAGCTGGAAGACCTGAGTGCGATTAAAGCCGACACCAAGGGAAAAGCTTTGAATATTTACGCCCGTGATGCCGTAGCCCGTGAACAAAATGCCAGTCAAATATGTACCCTCGGGCTTCACGATTTGCGCGCCATACGCCGTCGAGTCGCGGGCCGTATTGTTGATCGAGCCCGACATATCAAAAAACTGCATCCCAACGCTACCACGAACCGGCTCGCTGATGGAGCCCTGAATAGAATAATTCGTTAAAACACCGCTCTTCAGATCCAAGAGACCGTTATACGTATTGGAGGCAGTCGGCGCGAAATATACCTGTGCATTTCGGACCGCGAAGCTGTTTCCGAGAGTCCGCGCATCTGTCATGCCAGCAGTAATGCCAGTGGTGTTAACCAGTCCGAGCATCGTTTCGATGCTGATGTTGCTCTTTACAAAATCAAAGGAAAAATCGACTGGGGTGTAATTGATGATCGGGCGCTGGGACAGAGGCTTCGACTTGTTCATGGCCCCAACATTTACACGTGGCAAATTCACGTCAATTTTAACGTTCTGAACACGCTCCACTGCCCCCATGAATGTTCCCGCGAGACCACTGGAAAGCTTTACCTGACCTCCTTGATAGATTGGCATAACTGAGATTACACGGGTTTTAGATTCAGTTATACCGAATTTTCAAAAAACTTCTAATGAATGCTCCGAGGCTTAGAGATTACGAGGTCACAAATTCCGACAAAAATAGACTCGTTGATCTTTACCCCATCACCCACTTTGCTCGTTTTTACCTCTTCAATGGTGTAGAGGTTGCTGGGCTGCCCATACTGGGCAACCAACGCGCTGTAGCTGTAGCCTGTCCCATTCTTGAAATCTCCAAAGCTATTGAGCGGCCATGCAGCTGGATCAAGCTGCGGAAAATAACTCAAGCTTGAATCCGCCAGAATTGATAGCACTCCTTCTAGCTGGGACAGATTCTCTGCCATCACATTCAGAGTGATGTTGAACTGCGTCTCGTAAGTTCCTCCGAATGCCCATGGGTTGTTCTCCATCGTGCCATTCGTGATGAAAATACAGGGTGTCACCATGGAATAGGGGGGCGGAGTATTTGTGGCCGCAGTCCGATTGAACCTGCTGTTCAGGTAGTATTTATTGGTGAACACCATTCTCTCCTGCGACTGATTGGCGTAGTAGATATTAAGCTCCTTGAAGCT